TCGCCTCTTCGGTGATCGAGAAACCTAAAGCGATGGTTTCATGGTTATAGCGTGCTGTGAATGCCTCTTGTGCATTGTCGTAAGCGATGGCAGAGCCTTCGTTCTTGACTGGTGCAGCAGAGAAGCCAGACAGCTTGGTTTCTTCTTCGAAGCTACGCTCTGATTTCTCAGTTTCGTAGATTTCACGATGCTCTTCGCCGTAGCGCTTGTACTCTAAACCGAACAAAGCGTTCAAGCCGGGAAGGAGCTCTTTAAGTAGTTGGGCACGAGAAATAGCCATTTAATTGCTCCTTAAGCTGCGGTTGCTACAGCAGCATTGCTGTAGTAGGTGTGAACGCCAAAGTTAAACTTAACGATCACTTCGGTATAAGATCCATCAGCATTGACTGTCTCTGGAACTACGTCAACGATACGGACAGGCAAAGATGTACCAGTACCAGTAGTTGCAGAAATAGACTCGTATGAATCGCCTGACGTTGTGTTACCAGTAGTAACTACCAACGCTGAGTTTTGACCAACTGCGGCGCGAGTAACACCACTAATGGTTGAAGTACCAGCAGCAGTCACAGCAACTTTAAACAGCGCATCTGGATCATCCAATACGAAAGCATTGATGTCAGAGGCGGTAATAGCGCCGGGATAATACTGTTGTTGCAACAACTGTTTTGTGGTTGGGTTAGTGAACTGACAACCCAAGAAAACGCCAACTGCGTCGGTCGCAGTAGTTGTGGTTGAAACACGGCTTAGCGTGCCACCGGTGTTCAGACGTACAACGTCACCATAGAAAATGGCGGTTGTAGAGCCCGAAGCGATGGGAATTAAGCGAGTTGAACCAGCAAATACCTGACCACCGATCAAATTGATCGGCTGTAACCCGTAAGGGGCTGAAACGGTAGGATAAGCCATTTAAAACTCCTAATTAAATTATTTAGAACCGCTACCAAATCCGCTTCCTTTAGTTGTTGTGCTTTTACGCTCAGCAAACAAAGGCATGTTCGGATTGCTATTTTTCATAAAGCTGTTGTCTACAGATTCCATTTGCTGCTGAGCTTTACGCTCATAATATTCTCTGCGGGCATCAGCCATCTCTTTTGGTTTCTTGCACAAGAGCAAGCCACCAATTTCTACATTTCCATCCTTGTTACCTTGAACCTGTAACTCTGGATAATCCTCTGCCTTACATGGCACCCAGTGATCACGGAACTTCTGCGACACGTTAGTGTGGTTAGACTGTCCTGCAATCTCAGTTGCAACCCAATGAAAATCAAAATCTGGGTCTGGTGCTGGATCGGGCAAAGAGCTCGGTGGTTTGTAGACATACCGAGGTTTATTTTGTTCGCGTGATTCTTGTTCACGAGTTGTGCGGTTATTAGCCATTTTGAGCCTCCAATTTTAAAATTTCCTGTGCATACTGTTTGTGGGATAAACCATACTTCTCTGCAAGTCGTGCTTGCGTTGTCGTAAGTTTTATTACTTTCTTGGCACCCGATGAACGGGTGGCAGGAGCCACAACATTCGCAGGTTTTTTAGTCGGCTCAGCCTTAACCGGTTCAGGGCTCTTTGGATCATTGAAGACCTCTGGGAACACCTGTCTTAAGCGACCGTCGACACGATCGAAATATTCGTCTGAGCGGGGATCAACCCCGGTAGCAACTAGTTTTTGGTGCAGCCCTAGTGCAAAGGCCGTCATTTCTTCGTACCCCGGAGACCCGAACCACTGGTTTTTTGCTTGCCAGCGCAAGGTTTTCTCATCGAGCTTTGGAACTTCCGGTGACGCTTGGTATGTTTTTACATCATCTTTTTCAGTTTGTAAAGAACTTGGCTTGAAATTTTTTGCACTCTCAAGTTTCATCTTTGCTTCTGTTAGATTTTCTTGAGCCGCAAGCATAGCATCAGAGTCGTAAGACTCTTGCGCTTCTTTGTACTTGCGACGTGCCATTTCCATTTCTGCTTCAGCCTTAGCTTGCAACGTTTCTGCATATGTTGCTTCGCCCGTCTTCACATACTCTTTGAGCCTGCGGTTCTCTTCGAGAATCTGTTGCGTCATGCGCTCCAGTTCTTCTTTCTCTCGCAGCGCTGCTTCTTTAGCTCGTCTCTCGTCGTGACGTGCGTGGGTTAGTTCTTTGATTCGAGCTTGGGCTCCCTTGGTATACGACTCGATCTCCTCGTCCGTTGGATCTTCTACTTCACGATCCATGGGCTTGGCTTTGCGGTCGATCTCAGGGGTATCGTCTTCAATCTCAATGGATACATCGCCCTCCGCCTCAATATCAATAATATCGTCTTCGGGTTTACCCGCTGCTGCGGCTTGCTCTTCCTCTATTTCGTGAGGAAACTTAAATTCGTCATTATCTGGCATATTTTTCTCCTGTTAGACGCGGGAAATACCGCGTGGGTCTTCGACTACTGCTTCTACCTGATCGTCGTTAATCAAGCGAAACTCTTTGCCGTGGATTTTGATTCTGGTTCCCGTATACGGGCGGGTGATAACGAAGTCGCCTTCCTTACACCACGGACCTTCTGGGAATTTCTCGGAATCATATGCGGTGGGACCGATTTTGATCACAAACAAGACAGGCGAGGTTAATTCCTCAACATGCTTGGTTGTATCGGCTTTTACAAGACCACTTTCGTACGTATCGTCAGGGTCGATCAAAGCACACAGCAACCGCCAGCCTTTTGGCTCTGGTAGCGCTTTTGCCTTAACTTCTGCTGATTCGTACTCTGCATCCACTTCTGGGGCTTTTACACCCGGCGGCAGGATTAACTCTTTCTCCGGAACTGCTATAGCTTCACTCATCGTTAGCCTTCTCTATGTTGTCAGCGAGGTCAAGTAAATGCCGCTCTGCGTAGGCTAGACCTCGGATCACCCCGCAAAGTTCCTTGTAAGACGCATGGTCAACACACTGCCCGCTAGCCATATCGTCCGTAAAGTTGTTCATGTCCGAGCGAAGTTTCTCTCTTAGCGCTTGGGCAAAACTCATCGTTTCTAGTTGCATGTATTACTCCTTCGTTTTATTCATCATTTCTCTGCGGCTTTTGGCAATCTCAACGCCCAACTTAGTACCGTCAAGCTGTTGTTTTTGCCCCAGTTTGATCATCTCAAGCTGCGCTTTAGCCTCAAGTTCTTGTTTTTTCATGGCTAATTCGTCCATCTTGGCAGCGCCATCCACCTGCAATTTCTGGGCTTTAAGCTGTAAATCCTGCTTCTTAAGCTCCAACTCTTGCATCTGCATCTGTAGGACTGGGTCTTGAGCGTTCTGCTGAGCTTGCATCTGGGCTGCCATCGCTTGGGACTCTGCCAGCACTTGTGGTGCGGCTTCTGCCATGAGGCGGCTGATCTCTTTCTCTAGCTCGTCCGGTAGCTCATCGTCTGAGCTTGGGAGCGAAACGCCCAGCGCTAGCTCAATCTTATTGCGGTACGCATATCCCACGTGCTCGGCAATATGGGCTTGCATGGCGGACTGAATAACCTGCGCCATGGGGTTCTGCCCAATAAGTTGCTGTACGATGGGGTCTTGCATCGCCATCTGGTGCACCTTGATGTGTGCTTCGTGGTCTTGGTATGCGAACGCTTTTAAGGGTTTACCCTTAAGTACGTCTTGATTCTCCGTTACTGGGTCTTTCGGTTTCTGGTCTTCTTCTAGCGGCACCAGCTTATTCGCATGCTTAATGCCAAGCACTTCCAGCATCTGACGATGTAAAACTGGCAGATTGTAAATCTGTGGAGCCATCTGCGCCAACTGAATAACCGCTTGGTACTGAACAACCCGCTGTGACAATGTCGCAGCGTTAGGATCTGAAACGGGAAGAACCTCGACGTTGCTGTAATCCGCCTTCTTCGCATGCGGCGTTCCTTCTTCTGGCTCGTAGGTGTATTCATCATCGGTGTAGTCTCTGATAATCGCAGCCAGTAACTGCAACTCTTGCTTCATCGAATAGTGTACACGGGCTTGAACAGCCGACATCACCTTCAACGTCCGCTCCAAAATCGCCAACGTCGTACCGACTGGCGCTTGGTTGGACATATCCGCTACCTTCATATCCGAGGTAGCCGCAAAGCGTCTGCCCTCTTCGACGATCTTGTCCATTAAGCCCGACAGAACCATCGAAGGCTCTTTATATGGCAAGGGCAGGATGTTGTCACGAATATTGCCACTACCTAGGTCAACGTCACGGAACTCTCCCGGTGCGATCGGTGTGTCGTCACCCTTAATACGCAGCCCTCTGGCTTTTAGACCACCGGGCAAGTTTGAAAGAGTACCGGCGTCAACAAGCTGCCTCATGATGGAGGTGGCTGACTTTGCATACCCACCGATCAAGTGGAATAAGCCAAAGCCATATGCGCCATAGCCGGGGATGTACTGGTAGTGTACGAAATGGTGGCGTTTTAGTTTGAGGGGGTCTTCTTCTTTCCAGTTACGGCGAATCGACAACACCTCGTTTGTGCCACGGATCATGGTCACTACGTATGGCAGAGCAATACCTGTTGGCTCGCCGTCTTTGTCTTTATCTTCGTAGCCGGGAATATCCAAGTCAACGTGCGACTCATAAATCTCAAAGCGGTCGTCGTAGGAAGCCGAGAACCCGGTCTCTTTATCCTTGCGCTCTTGAATATCGCTAGTAAACCGATCTGGCTCGCCTAGCTCCATGTCACGGTAAAACCCTGCGGTCATCAGTTTTAATAAATCGTTCTTGGTCTTACGCATTACGTGGGTAATGCGATGGCAGGTGTTTATTTCACTTACCCCGTATGGCAGGATCACGTCTTCTGCTGGGATAAATATGGATACTTGGCGCTCTAGGCTTGGGTCGTAGTAGACCTTCTTAAATGCAGAACCGGCTGACGGCAGGTTCCACAACATCTTCTCGTGCTCAGG